CTTCTGGGAGTGAGACGTGGAGTTTGAGAAGCAAAAGCCGGTAAGCGATGAGTACCAGGAGAACTGGGAACGTTTGTTTGGCCTTGCGCCAGATGCGAAGGAATGGCGAGAGATTCGCGCAAAGTTTTACGACCAGCAGGTGATTCAGACCTTTCCCGCATATCCCAACGGCTGCCCAATCCTGAAAGACGAAGAATGAACTGGCTTAAAAACAAAATCCGCGCATGGCTGGGCCTCGATACGCTGCCCTCTATCGAGATGTTCAAGGCGATGGAGAAGGCGCAGCGTGAGCGTCATGCAGAGATCGTGACCAAGCTGAACGCGATCGACAAGCGCTTTGAGAACTCACGCCCGATCCAACTCGACGCAAGCAGGGTGGACGTTATTGATTGGGAAGCATTCCAGCAACGCGCATTAGCGCAGCTTGAAAAGGAAAACGCCGAAGATAGGCGCAAGGAGAACTGATGGCATTTCCAGCGAAAGACGGAACGAAGTATACCAACGCAGACTCGATGCGTTCGCATAATGCAATGTCATCGGCTCCTGCTCCCCAACCTGAAGGCGACCAGCACAACCTTGGAGAACTGAAGCAGGAGTTTGACGGCATTCTGCAAGCTCTCCAATCCGGCCAGCAGCCCGATCCTCAGGCGGCAAAGGCTGTCTGTGAGTTCCTGGAGCAGTTCACTGGCGGCGAGGAAGGATCCGGCGAGAACGAGAGCGCAGAGGGCGAATCTGAGCCTTGGGGGAAGGGATGAGCACTAAATGGAAACTGGTTCCGTGTGGACCTAACAGAATGTTTCGCCCAGTTGTTAAACGCAGCGGCGACTGGTGGGTTTGGGTGACCCGGTGCGACGGCGAAACGGTGTTTGGTAAACACAAAAGCTTCTGTGGCGCAATTATGGACGGCAATGAGGCCGGACGCCGGGGCTACGAAAAGAGGCAGCAACTATCAGAAATTTTGGCTAGCGCAAGGAGCTTTGCATGAGCACAACTGGCAGCCCCATCGTTGACGACATGATCCAGCCGTTTAAGCGCGGCGCCAAGCGCGTAAGCGAGTTTATGGAGCATCCCGTGGATTCAGCTATGGGCTCAATCAAGGAAATGCTGGGCATTGCTCCGCAGGCTCCTCCCGTGGCAGCGCCTCCGCCCGATACGTCATGGCATGGCCAGAAGACGCGCGAAGCGATGGACTCGTTTCAGCCTAAGCCCAAGATGCTGCCGAGGATGAAATGAAGCGCGGACACGTAGGGCCAATGGTTTACGGCAGCCCCACAGAACCGCTCGATGAAGAGTGTCGCACGATCTGCGATGCACTCAATGGATTGATGGGCGTAGAAACTATCGCCTCATGTTGCGGACACGGCTATGCGCGGTTCCGTATCTACTTTGAAACGGACCGCATGGAAGACATAAAGCCGGTTCTGGACGCGATAAGCAAGCACGATCACTGGGAGAAATGGAGGGTGCGAGTCTCTATGGCCGACTACGGGGATATCTACTTCATTCTCGATGGCCCCCAAGGAATGACCGCATATTTGGAGTCGGTCGAATTGGCCGCTTACATAGACAAGCACCCCGTATACCTTAGCGATCTGGTGGCTAAGTGAAAACCCAGCACGTAGACCTCGGCAACAAGGGCTCCTTTAACGTCAAGAAGGGCGCTCTGCACGAAATGCTCGGCATCCCTGAAGGTCAGAAAATTCCCGCGTCCGACCTAGCACCCAAGCCCGGCGACTCCCCGTTGCTGCGCAGACGCAAAGCCTCCGCAAAAGGCTTCAAGGCAATGAAACACTGATGGAACAACTGTTAGATCAAGAGCCTGCGGAAGTCGAAACTGGCTCCCGGCTCACCCCGATGCAGTGGCCGCGCGAGGGCTATGTCCCCGGGCGTTATGCCGCGTGGTATTGCGGTGCCAACGAAGAGGGCAAGGAAGAAATCTACGGCCCTGACGAGCTAGGGGAATACCAGGAAGTCATTCAGCAGTTGATGGAGAACGTATCGCGGCAGGATACGGCTGCTCGCAACTGGGAAGTGTTACAGGCTGAAGAGATTCGGCTGTTTCGCCGCGGCTATCAGTACCTGACCGCAGGGCGCAAGGGCTGGGGCATAGCTGCTGGCCAGTCTGTCGGGTCATCGCCTACCGGCGCATCGATCATGCAGTATGGGAACACGGCGAAGCTGTTCCCCTGCAATGTGATCGGACAAAGGCACAAGAAGATTACGGCTCTCTTGAGTCGCGAAGTGCCTCCGATGGAGGTTACGCCGCTCGAGGATAACCCCATCGACCAGGCGGCGGCAGAGGAGAGTGAAAAGTATCTCGACGCCTTCATTGCTTCGAAGGAACTCAAGCAGGCAATGAAGATCGCAGCCGGGTACTTCTGCACGGATGGCAGAACCGGATTTCTGACCTACACCGTAGCCGATCAGACGCGCTGGGGAACGGAATTACCCGCTAGGCAGCAGGTAGCGTATGGCGTGCCTGAGTCGGACGGCGTAACGCCTGAGACGGAATTACAGCAGGGCGCAAACTCAGAGCAGCCCTCGCGCCGCGAAGTCACGCTGGTCGGCGGCAAGCTCGAATGGAAAGTCCCAATCCTCGCCGATGAAGAGAGTGAGATGCCGTGGACGCGGTATTCGCATGAGGTTTCTGCGAACGTCCTCAAGGCTCGCTATCCCTGGGTCAAAGACAAGATCGTTGCGCAGTCGAACGTCTCAGGCACGGACACGATTGACCGGCTGGCACGAATCAACGTCCGTCTGGCTGTGCAGGCTACAGGCTCGGGAGACTCGCACAAGTCGGATACCACCGAAGCCGTAACGTTTCTGCGCCCTTGCGAGTACGAAGCAATTGAGGATGAGGCTATCAGGCAGGTCTTTTACGAGACGTTCCCTGACGGCATGGAAATCTGGCACGCAGGCGCACAGCTTGCGATGGTGCGCAATTCGCGGATGTCGGATCATGTGAAGATCGTTCACCCGTCTCCGGGCGATGGACAGAACCGCGAAGCCATTCTTTCCAACTATTTGCCGCTACAGAAAACACTGAATGGCAACATCTCCCTCCTCGATCGCTACTTCCGTGGAGGCGTTGCACGGCGGTTCGCCCGTGAACCGTTTGTGGATACCCAAGCGCTCAACAGCACGACTAACGACCCCGCAAAGATCACGCCCGTATATATGCCGGAAGGCTCAACTTTAGGCCTCGGCGACATCACCGGAGCGGAGAATGTACCCGTCCTGAACACCTCCATCATGGAGTTCGTTCAGTGGCTTATTCAGGGCGGACCTGAGGCGATGGACGGCGGTTCCCCGGCTGCGTTTGGCGAAGCTGACAACGAATCCGATCAGGGCGTATTTCAGACCACGCGGCTCAAGAGAGATCAGGCATTGCAGGTCTACTCAATGCCGTGGGATGCGCTGTGCGAGGCGACAGAAGCTATCTGTCAGCAGGCTATCGAGTCGGCAGCCAAGAACCGCGTCAACGATATCAATGCATCGTTGCCGGGGCAGAAGCGGCTGAAGATCGAAATCGGCAAGCTGAAGGGTTCCGTGCTTGTGCAAAGAAGCTCAAGCGAGATCCCGCGCACGCTGGCTGAGGAAGAAGAGCAGATGGCCGGCTTGTTTGAGCAGAGCGCCAACGTTTCGCTGTTTAAAGCCATCACGGAAGACCCAGCCAACCTCAGCAAGTTCGCGCAGTTCCCGACGCTGAAGAAGCTGAATGTACCGGGAGCCGATGCGGTTGAGCAGCAGCAGGGCGAGTTTGAAATCCTGATGCGCTCAGGCCCAATCGCTAATCCGCAGTACGAGCAGATTCAGCAGCAGATTGAGCAAGGGCAAACCGAGATAGCGCGGCTGTCGGAGGTTGCCCAAAGCGGCGACCCGTCCGCAGCCGCCGCCCTTGAAGAACACAACCAGGCCATGCAGCAATTGCAGCAGGCTCTTGAGCAGACCCCGCCTCAAGTCTCGACAGTTCCAGTCGCGCAGGACACCAGCGAGAACCACCAGATTCACGCCTCCATCACGCTTGGCATGCTTACGAGTCCCACGGGGCGCAAGCTAAAGAACGGCGACGAGACGCAACAGGCTATCTGGCAGAACCTCAAGCTGCACTGGCAGGAGCACATGACCGTGCTTCAATCGCTCACGCCGCCTCCGCAGGTCGATATGAAGGCATCGATTACCGTCGATCCCACGAAACTCCCGCCCGAAGCACAGGCCAAGGCATTCCAGGCTCTCGGATTGCAGGTAACGCCGGAGCAGGTGACGCCGCAGGCAATGG